CGATTGTACTTGCTCAAACTAATCTTGTGCTTGATTGATTTAGCCATGTTTATTCCTACTCAACTACTCTAGCTGTTATCACTGGTTCACAATGCTGGTTTTGTGGTAGATCCTTTTCACATTCCTGCACAGTAAACCTAATCTCATCTCTCCACTGATCATAGCTTGAAATATTAATGAGCGCGACCATTAACCAGATACCCACCGTAATACCCCATATGAATTTATACACACCTATTCCTCCTTCATAAACTGATGATCACCAATTGTAGCAACAACATTCATTCGCTGCAACCACTTTGGTCTACGTTCTAGCTTAGACTCATTCACATACCACTTAGCCCCATTGGTGTAATCAGCAATATACCCGTTCTGGACATCCAATGCAACTCTTACAGACCACCATAATGCCTTAGCGTCTGGTACAGACATATTGGCAAGGGTTGTATTTGGTTGACCATTGTTACGATAGCTGTATTGGTATGGCTGAGACAGCACCTTACAATACGTATCAGGGAAACGATCACTCTCTACACGATTCTTAGCCACAAGAGCTACAGCATATTGTCCTGACAGGGGTTCTCCTCGTGCTTCGTGATAAACCATCTCAGCCAAGCACAACACCTGTTCAAGAGGCTGTCTAGGACTCTCTGGATAGGAGGATAGTGCCTGAGCTATCACTACAGATGCGATTGTGTTTGTTAGCATATTTGTGTCCTTTTAATTACGGTCGCATAATATATAGATGGATGTAATCCAGATTATCTGGACAAGAGTATAGCATCTAGATCATCTTCATCAAAGTAATCATCGCACATTGCTGACACAGCCACTTTATCTCGCTCAATAAATTCAAGGGCCAGTTCACACGCTTGCAGATACCTGCGTGATTGTCTCTCCTCAATGTCTAGGAACCAAGAAACTTTGCTTGCAGTGATCTCGTCAAACTTACCTAACAGGTATACAAGTTTACGTAGTGACAAAGGTCTTTGCTCACCGTCCTTTCGATACCAATTCACACGACACACTCCAACAAGGATGTTCTCAACTCTTGGATCTAGACTAGATATAGACCTATTACCAAAGCTTACAAAATAATCACGGTATTTGTTTATGATCACTTTTGGCTTACGCCCTTTGCAAGACACCTTATCTACATTATCAGGATATTCTTCTCCAGAGAAACGCATCTTCAATTTAGTCTTTTCAGACATTGTGCTCATCTTACTCAACGGAAGAATCTCTTTAGACCAGCTCATTACACACTCTCCTCTCGTTTCAAGTTAGCCCACATTAAATCATACACTCTGATTGATTGCAACATCCAATTCAGAATGTCTTGCTCATACACTGACAAAGATGATTCTGTCAGACGGTAGTAGTGGATGGCAGCAGCACTAGCCTTGTCTAACATTCCACCAGCTTCATTCCAAGCATCCATCTCAGCGTTAGCTGGAATCCCTCCTACCCAATGTTGTATCTTGTGTTGTTCCATCACGTTCTCCTGTTCGATGTCTGACACAATGTATCTGATCACGATTGATGAGTCAATGGTTGTTAGTCACAATTGTACTCAGATACCCAGACCAGATATCTAGTCCAAACATCTAGTTTAGATATCCTATCTAAATATCTTATCTAGATATATAGTATTTATAAGTATATTAGTAACTAAATAATACTAGCTAATATATCTTGTTAAGAAGTCTAGTCTAGATATCTTATCTAGATGATCTAGTCTAGATATCTTGACCAGATCGCCTAAGCGAAGCGTACATCTTCTTTGATAGTGTTGTCAATACCCTTTTCAAAGATTCTTAACAAAATGTCTTGTTAAGATGTCGTAGCAAGCATCATATGTATATGTAAATACTTGTTATTACTAGTGATTCCTTGCTAGAGATGGTGTCATCCCTTGTGATCAGAGGTGTAGGCTTCGCCTGAATGTGATCAAAATGTCTTGACACAACATATAGACAAGACTAATCTAGCCAAAACATCCAAACAAGAGGGCTTACCCATGATCGTAAACGTAACAGAAACATTCCGTGTGAACATTGACACCTACGGCAATCACCAACCAGAATTCTTCAAACCATCTAGTCTGATTGAAAAGGGCAAGAATGCTGGTGAGATGTCTGAACCAAAGTGGGTGAGTGCTGGTAAGTACTATCGCAATGTAGCTCAGGCTATCTGGTGGGGGATTGAGAACGGATATATTCCTGACGAACATGAACAGATTGTTGACGGAAGTGTTGGTGTAAGGTGGTATCTTGAGCGGCTTGAGGACAGAATTAATCAGCTACAGTCTCTGCTGAACACAACACAAGCGAAATAAGCCTCCAGAATACCCCTGAGGCTTACGAAAACAGGGGTAGAAGGCACGTTCTGGTATTATTTGAATGCGACTTCAGGGTAAATTTAATGAGGGACTGTATGAACCAAATTGAGCTGAACAAGATCAAGCCGCAAGTGATTGCTAACGAATGTTCCAAGCAACACATCATCAACGTGATGCAGAACCAGATTGAATTACTGAAGATCGCCAAGGAGCTTGCAGAGCAAGTGGACAGTCTGAACGAAAAATCTGGTGAAATTGGTGAGGGAAAATGTTTGACAATGAAATCCCTAGCATCTACACTACTCACATATCTTAAATGACTCGGAGGAAACAACATGTACACAATCAACTACAGTTTGGTCAAAGACACTGGCGAAGAATTCTTGTACGAAGTGTTGGTTAATGTGAGCCGATATGAGAACGTGAAAGGTGATCCGAGCACATACGATAGCGATTGGGATTATCACGGATACACTGACATTGATTGGGATATTGTACGAACAACATGTACCAACGAGGATGGCAACGAATGGATCATTGATGATATTGATGCTGAGTTGACAGATGAAGATATTGAAGAATTTAATGAATATGTGACTCAACAGCTAATCGAGATACTTGTAGATGAGGAACGTGATTATGAATAAACCATCCCTACACCAAGACGCTCGCATCTACATCCCAAAAGAACGTCTAGACACGTTGACAGCATACGAGAAATACGTAACAATGAACACACATCTTGAACGGGGCATGTTCAAGGATCTAGCCAAGAAGATTAGGGGGAAATAATTATGTGGTATAAGACAATCTCAGACAAGAGTCTCAAGAAAGATATAGCTCCGGTACGGAATAATCTTGCCCGTAGTCTTCGCGAATACCGCAAGCTGGTACGATCCGGGCAGCGTTATACGTATGAGTGTGGTATCCAATACGGCATCTGTCTAGGTGAGCAGAGTCAAGTGATGATGGCTGAACGTATTGCACGGGATATGCGAGTGAAGACTATGTGCGAGATGTACGAGGCAAAGGAGAAGGGTAAGTTTATGTGAGCAAGGATTGTCTAGCCAAGGATGGCTTGCTATAGTGTGTCTAAATCACCTGAATAACTTGGAGGAACACTGATGTATTACACAATCATTCTAACAGACACATCTGGTCAAGAAGTCTCCCAGAGAGCCATCTCCGGTGACTCAGGCACCTATCAGATGGAAGTGTGTGCAAGAGGTATGTTGGATAAGTATGGACGTAGCATTGCTGATACGATTGTGTCAGTGGTGCGATGGGACGGTAAGTGTTATGAGATAGTGGAAAAGAATTTGTTGAAAGATGTTGTGTAGGAAGAATGTTTGAGCTAGAATGTCTTTAACGAATCAAGCAACAGGAGAATCCAAATGAAATACATCACCAAACAAGAAGCTCTGAACAAGATCAACTCCAGCAACGGACGTGTGTTCGGGGTTGTGTTTGAGAAGGCTGACGGAAGTATCCGTAAGATGTCTGGACGCATTGATGTCACAAAGCATCTCAAAGGAGGGGTGGCTACATATAAGGGTAAGGATGGATCTAAGCAGAATGTAGGCTTGTATGAGATGGCTGGGACTAAGAGTGGTTATAAATGTTTTAGTCTGGATCGTCTGAAAGAGATTCATATTGATAATGAAGAATATGTGGTGGAGGGATAAGGTATGAAAGCAATCATCGTAGCAGTAACAATCCTGTTCGCAATATCTTCAACAGGGTGTGTCACGGTGAACAGGCACAAGCAAGCAGGTGCAGCTAAGGCGTGTCGCATACACGGTGGCACTGTTCAATACAATCTTGTTTCAACAACATGTGTGCTTCCGAGCGGAAGGTCTTTTACGACGTATTGATGATAAGGGGTGTGTTCAGAAAAGAGGGGTGTTGGATTTAGTTAGAACTTCCACAAATAGGGGGATTATCCAGTTTTTGCGTAATCTCAATTTAGGCGGCACTTGGGCTGTAAGTATAAATAGTGGGATTAGGTTCTATTTTAGAATTGCACAAATCAGGAGATGTTCATGCAGATTATAGAACGAGACAACGAATACATCATCCAAACAAGCACTAACATCACGGTAAATAGCTACGGATATATCGGACAAGAGGATGAACCAAGGGATATTTATACAGAGAAGATTGTTGTATCTAGAGATGGCCGGGATAACCTTATTAGGGCACTGTTATATGATGTTGTAGAGTGTGTTGCAGATGATGTGTATCCAGTCAGAATCACTAAATGGGGGCCTTTGACAGAGCTTAGACAGAAACGTGAAGTGGTTGGCAACACTAGCATGTATGGATATGTGAAGCTGTCTGAGCAATATGTGCAAGAAATACTTGCATACACAATATAATCAATAGTAAGAGAGGAGTTTATGCAACTACATAAACTATACAATGATGATGTCTTGATCAAAGGCAATCACAACGGTAAGTGGCAGGAGGAGATTCTAGTTAAGAGTCATTTGGTTCATATCTTTGAAACCATCATTGGCTTGCTATATGACGAAGACATGTATATTGATACATACATATACGTAGGACAAGAATCAGATCAAAACGATGACGATTGGGATGAGCAACAAATAATGATCTCACAGTCTGCTAGACAGCTACACCTATCACAAGATCAATCAGTGAGCAACACACGAGCAAGACTGCATAATGTCACATTAGATATGAAGCAGCAGCTAGAATTGCTTACATGGTTAGATCAGGAATACAAATTAGCAACCTAAAAATTTGGAAGGTCGGTTTCGGTTGAGGGAGCAAGGAGATGAAATGCTGAGATTCTCCGAGCTAAAATTTTTGGTAATATCGGTTTTGTTTCAGGAAAACCAGTTTTCAAATCCCCAGATTTTCTGGCCTAAATTAACTCTTACTAAATTAGCATCTACTAATAAATCCCTAGCTAAATTAGCATTGTCTAAATTAGCTCCAGCTAATATAAACATGCGTAAATTAGCCTTTACTAATTTAGTAAATTACAATATGAGACTAATTCTCATTTGCTACCTTTCGGGCAGGGTAGGCCCTCCCCCGCTGGGGTAGCAAAAACATCCGTCCATAATGCTATTCTAGCAAGGCATTGCCAGCGAGTGCAAGCGCATAAACTAAAATTGTTTTGCCTGGTTTTTGGCGGAAATATCTTGACCTGAGTTTGTCGTTCGTGCTATTCGCGTGTGTGCGTGATATGTAAGTCGACTATAACAGGATGTCATATGCTTATATGAAATATGTAATAAGCAAGTATATCTAAAATTTTCTGTTTTTGTTGTTGACGCCACGGCGGATTAGTGTAGACTTCACTACATAAGGTTGGCGACCTGAACAGCCAAGGCTACATTCATGCTTTGCGCGGCTATAGTTGAGCGCACTATGTCCACTCTTCGTTTAAGGGATCGAGCATAGAAACAAGAAGGTTTAAGCCTTAAAGCGTATTCTAATTAGAGTGTGCTTTAAAACTTAATCCTGAAGAATAGGTGAAACGTCATGGCTACATTCACACAACAATACCCGACAGGAAAAGGCCAATTGTATTTTACAGCCGATATTGTCGGCGGTACTGAAAAGGCACATAAACTTAACGTAGGTGGTAAAACTATATGGCTACCTAAAGCAGCAGTAAAACAGGACGGCGATGCTTATATAGTTGCACGCTGGTTTAAATATAACGATTACCAGTTGAGTGCAATTGAGCCTGTATCAGGCTTTGTTGTGATCTAAGCGTAGAATTATCCGGCAGGCTTTATTCGCTAAGGCTTGCCCAATAATTCAATGCAACACAAACAAACGAAAAGGTATAAGCTGATGCTTACAAATAAAGAATACTGGAGCGAAGTAAACTCCACAGCAGAGACAGTAGTAGAAACCACTTTTGATAACCTGCAATATGATGGGATTGAATCGCCCACTATTGAACAGGTATATGACTCTATTTTTGACAATGTATTACATGAAACGGTTGATAGTCACCAATGGGTTATTTACACTGCATACCATTTGCCGATTCTACAGCACACAGACAATGCTGAATATATGGTGGACAATTTCGGTGGTGATTATATTGAGCATACTGTAAAGGAGTCTGGAGTAACAGGCTTGCATCAGGCAATGGCTTATTGGGCACTGTATGCCGATATTGCAGATAAAATTGATTCTGATTTTATTGCAGAAACTTTGGGCGATAAAGTAAGCGAATAACCATATAAACGCGCCTGCTATATGTGGGCGCAATTTTCCCCTTAAATTTTAGTGGTGGTGGTATGAAAGCACAAATAGAGAATATTATTTCCGAGGTAGAAGCATACATTGATTATGTGACTGAGGATAATGGGGACTATTCTGAGGGCTACGATATCCTATTGGCGGATGATAGCGCATATTATGCCGACCAGTGGAAAGCAGCTATTCTGGTCGCATTAGACGCGGAAGATATTACCGCCGATATGTTAGACCAGATTATAGAAGCTATCGTTTCCAACCCTTCCGGTTATTGTGACGTAGAAATAAAGCGTTGGTATTTTTGGTCTGATTCTCTTACATGTGCATCATTCTCTATTGGGGAATTAGAGCTTTATCAACAGTGGCACTTCAACTCAGACTTTATTGCTAACGGTGTAGCACGCTGGCTTAATAATACCTCTGATTTTTATTTCAAGGCGGAAGGTGTGAACCTGTCGTGCTATATCAATATGACGGATTACTCAATTGCTTATATCCTTAGACCAGATGATATAAAAGAGTTGTATTGCTACCTTATCCAGTGTGAAGAAGAGGTTTAAGAAAATGAAAACTTATTATGTTTATTTGACAGATCTGTTCTGCGGTAATCTTAATTACTCTTTTGTTACAAAATTTATCGTAACCGCTAAAAGCGAGCGAGGAGCGCTGCAAAAAATGTCGCGCCTCACAGGTTTAAATTTCAGGCACTGTTTCGGTGAAATATATCATTCCACGTCAAAATTAACAGGGCTTGTATTTGATGATGTAGAATATCCCAACTATGATTACTCGGAAGCGAGCAAGGTATGACAATAAAAACAGAACAGGGATTCCGTGGCTATTGGACAACAACAAAAGGCACAAAAGTGATAGCAAGACACAACAGCCTTACACTGCTTGAACAGGAATTAAAGGCTCAAGGATACACGGAACACAGGGTAAAATTTTATAAAGGCGGCGAACGTGTTTACTCAATTTAAGGATAGCATCAAAGATGCGATTATAGGCGGCATTGTTTGGGCGATTATTATCGCTGGGGTTTTTCAGATAGCGTTATACAACGCTTAGTAATGCTTAACAAATGGTAAAGAATATGGAGTTCAAAAAACAGATATACAATGCTATTTTAGACCAACTGTTACCTGGTTTTATAATTGTAGCCTGTATTATCACGCGCAATAGGGAACTGAAGGTTAAGGCCAAATTGCAATTTAATGTTTAGAGGCAAATATCATGTACATCATTAAAAATTTGCATTGTCATTTTGAGCAGGACCACTTCGAGCATGGTTGTATTGGTGATGGTGGTTTTAAGGCAGTAGATGTTAGTTTTGAGGATAGCAGTTTAATTGGCTTGATTGAGAGCGTATCCGATTTTATCGGATCTGATTATTATGAAATAGATCCCTGTGGTGACAATGAAAACAGCCGCATTGACTGGCAAGTATTAGAGACAGCCGAAGGATACAGCCCTAGCGGTTATGAGTTAGAACAATGGGAGCAGGGTAATATTGATCTTTATTTATGCAACTATACCGCTCAGGTTTTTAAACTTGAAGCTGTAAACATTGGAAGCGAACTAAACAAATAAATGATAACATTATGAAAGCGCAGATCACAAAAGAGACATTTTCCGCCCTGTATAAAGCAGCAGGAGACTTTAAACTGATCGACACAGAAAAGAACAACACAGGCGAAAATGGGATATATTATTCCGCTAGTTTGGACTGTACGCTTTTGCAGTGGTATTGTTTTGCTAGTGGCGTTAACGAATTCTGGGTTATTGATTGTAATTATTAAGGCGGAATAACATCATGTCACGTATCACCACTAAAGATGAGCGCAAGCAACATAAAGCACAACGTAAGGCCAGAAGAAATGCTCGCGGTAAACTGTGGCAATGAATGACTAGCGTGAACGTCTGGCCCGTATGATCTGATTAGATTGTACGGGCTTTATTTTTGGCTGAAATAATGTATTTGAGATAGATGTTTAACCCTGTCAAAAACTGTGCCAAAAATAGCGTTTTTGCGTGTATGCTGTTTTTGAGTGTAGGGCAATGCAATGGCATGGGTTGGCACTGGCGTGCGATACAGGGCAAAATAGGACGTTCTGGCAAGGGTTGCATTGTGTTTAGTATTGTGCATTGTGCTTTATTGGCCTATATAATCAAAAGAAATATATGTATTCTATATTGATCTAATGATTACAAATTAACATTGCAATGTGGCTTCAGTTGGTATAAGCTTACTGTATCGGTAATTAATTGAGGCAAAGGCAATGATCAATATCAGTAAGAAGGCTCAGCAGGTGGCGCGCGCTAATGATTTCTATATTGAGTATGGCGTATATACACCTGAGGATGGAAGCGAAGATAACACACCAACCATTGACATTAGTGAGGAGAATTCGGACTTGTTTATTATGTACGTACAAAACTCTACAGGTAATTTCGATTTGCTTATGTGCCCGGATTATGTGCAGGACATTCCCCAGCGTATCACTAGTACACGACAGCTAACTAAAACGATGGAGTATATAGTTAATAATTACATCGACTGTTAACCATTGGCCCGGACGATCTGCTGAGATCCTCCGGGCTTTATTTTGTCTGAAATAATGTATTCAGGATACATCTTTATCAGTGTTTCATGTGGAACATTTGCCACCATTGGTGCCTGAATCAATCCTTGCCTGAATCATCCTTGCCTGAATCATCCTTGCCTGAATCATCCTTGCCTGAATCAATCCTTGCCTGAATCATCCTTGCCTGAATCAATCCTTGCCTGAATCAATCCTTGCCTGAATCAATCCTTGCCTGAATCATCCTTGCCTGAATCAATCCTTGCCTGAATCAATCCTTGCCTGAATCAATCCTTGAAAGGATAGCCCAGCCCCCCATTCCCGCCACTATCCCCCACTAAACATGTCCACAAAATACATTTTTGACATAGAATGGCATATGCCGGACATATGCCTAGAATATTCAGCCTAAACATGTCCACAAAATACATTTTTGGACATAATCTCCAGCCTACATTATTGCACCTAAACATGTAATCTAGATACATTATTGCCGTATAACATGTAGGCATATGCCTTGCATATGTCACATTATTACAGCCAAAAATATTCAGCCTGCATTGTGTCCCGGTATCAATTCGTATCGGATCAATTGGGCCTGAATATTCAGCCTGAAACGATCCAGCCTAGAATCCGCCTGTAAGCTTGCATAAGGCATTCTAGTCCAAACATATGCGCCACTATACGTAACAGGATAGCGCTGGCGCGCAGCGGCCTACAATGCAAGCTAGAAGGCCTCAGCGGTATGGTGGCGGGTAGTTTGGCCAGATTCTAACAGGATGAGATATGGCGGGAGGTGGCGTGTTAAACACCTCTAGTGATATTGTCCAAATTACACCTCAAACGATATTGTCGAAATTTAGGTTCAGATGATCCAAACCAGAAATCCAGCCTCGATGTAGGAGGGGGTATTTTGGACAGAAATACAGCCTAGAATTCCAGCATAAATGTTCAGCCTAAATTTTACAGGGGAGAATTCTGGACAAGACGCCTGAACACAAGCTGTAGCAAGGGATGTAGCCTAGATATGCAGCCTACACTATAGGGGCAGGGGGTACTTTGGGATAGGCTCTGACAACAATTACATAAGGGATATGTCTATCTATAGGAATTATAAATGGAAATTCTGGAGGGATGTCTGATCACGATGTTGTAGCAATGTATATATGTATTGCTATTACATGTATTGTAAAGAGTATTGTTGTTAGGATGTATTTAGAATAGACTTACAGGAGAGATATCTAGCATAAATGTCTTGGTGATGGTATGTGGCTACAAATCCTAGCAATAGGGACACACAAGTGTGTATATGTGTATTTACGTGATTCCTATCTGGGAGGTCTTAGCCTATATGTTGTGCGGATATTTGTGCTGGATATGTTGGTCTGAATATTGGCAGGATATTGAGCACAGGGGGTCACTTAGAAGTGTGCACACAGGTGTGGCTAAGAAGTCTTAGCAAGAATGGGAGAATATAAATACACGTATTTCTCCCCCATCCTGTTAGGATATGTTGTACGGAGATGTGTGCTGGATAGCTTGGTCATAGTCTTGACTAGAGTCTGACAGGATGTCGAGCACAGAGATGCGTACAAGACATCTAGTCAATAAAGGGAGGAGCATTGTATATGTTTTCTCCTCCCATCTTTGATGACACCTTTGATGGTATCTTGACTAAATGTTTGACTGGGTGTGTTAGTTAGAAATTTATCTATATATAAATATATACTAAAAATTTTCAAAAACGACACCAATTTTGACGACAAAATGTCGCGGGACTGTCTTTAGTAGTTTGTGTACTTCTTGATTATTCTTTGCACTTTACGTAGATGTAGTTTAGTAATGTCGGCTATATCTTTACTTGGTACACCTTGTCTGTGCAATTTCATAACCCAGTCATCATCTGGTATGTTACTGTTCAACTTTGTCTCTACATGCTCAACCCTGTCCTCTAGACGCCTAGCTCTATCAAGTGACTCTTCTACACACTCCTTGGTTTTAGTAAGCTCTTCGCTTAGAACTTCAACTGCACTCTCTAGTCTACGTATTCTATCCTCTACCTTTTTCTGCTTGATTAGGTTCCTTGCATGTTTATTGACCGAGCCGTTTGAGTACAGGTCAGACTTACCGCAACCAGTTGTAGCCATCAGGGATTGTTGTGCTGGGTGTTCCATGTAAGCATCTACTACTTGTCTAAAGTGTTTCGATTTCATTGGTACACTTTTAACTTTATCCCAATATGAGTCATCTTTTCTGAACTCTGCCAAAGTTTCCTCTAATGCAGGCTCTAACACACTTTTCAATGTGTCTTTCTCTGACACATTTGATTCGAGTATCTTGCCATGAAGATAGTGACAGAAATCTTGTGTGGGGTATTCCTTGTCAGATTTAGCTAGACGCTTTCTCACTTCTTGCATCAGTTTATCGAACCAGATTGTATCTTTTATGGTTAGGCTGTCGCCGTGATCCCTAACCATTTCATAATACACTTCTCTGAACAATTGTCTTGTTTCTTCACTTGTGATTTCAATTTCACTCATACTACAACCCTGCCGTGATTTTCGTGATAGTCCAACTCGACTTCGGCCCGTTTCCTTGCTGCAATTGCATCTTCTAGAATATCAAAGAGGCCCAAATTTATCTTCTTACAATCCTTCCAAATGTAAGCCTCCCATCTCCCAGCCGTCTTTGCAAACGAAACACCTGTGTGACCTGAAGTATTGGCTTTACTCCTTTTAGCATTCTTCGTATTAGTTTGATTATCTACTGAGCGAAGGTTATCAATTTTGTTATTCAGAGGATTGCCGTCAATATGGTCTATGATTTCAGGCTCTAACCCTGTCAACATCTTGTAGATCACCCTGTGTACGTAATAACTTTTACCAAGAATTCTTACTTGTTTACTCAAAGTACCACATGTGCTAGTGAAGCAGTGCCCAGCCTCTAGTCCTGCATATCGAGTGTTCCACTGCCTGACGGCCTTTTCTGAGATACCTATATACTCTGCATCACTCACGTCTAGTGTACGTCTTATTAACAGGCCATCATCGTACACGAATAATTTGTTCAGTAGTTCTATGTCAGGTAGTGTTGCAATCTTTTTCAACGACATTTTTCAAACTCCATTCAATCTGTTCTGGTGTAGGTTTCATTCTAAATCCTCATAAAGTAGGTAGTTACTGTGTCCTTCCGACACACTTGTATTAAAACAGTCTTGTGGAGTCCAGTCAAGTGTTATTTCAACCCCCAGCCCAAAAGTCCAAAACACCATTCTCTTGAGCCTCAATATCCGTCAACACCATCTTATTCCCAAATGCTTGCATCGTATTCCCTATCGGCATGTTCCATGTGCGTTCGCTGATCCAACTCTTACCCACTTCTCTGATGACAATAGTTCCGAAACACTCTTCCAGCTCATACACTGTGTTAGGCTTTAGTATAGATTGATCTTTCATACACACACCAACAAAGATGTCTGGCTTACATTCATCATCACTGGGTTGTGATGGACGTGTGACGAATCGTGCTAGTGGTGTCATTTAGCCTCCTTGCCTTGCACATGTTCCTTCATCCAATCCAGCCACACTTGTGACCAAACACTTGTCACAGGGGTCACAAGTGACATCTGTTCATGGAAAGCCTTTTCCAGCTTGTCTGCACCAATGAGCTGTTTAAACTCCTCTGGTGATATTTCTAGTGTGAATTTCATACAACATTCTCGCTATCTGGTATGTCATACCCAATCCCTTTCAGGAAATTGATATGTGTCTGTAACAATTCAGGCCAAGACTTATCTTCCGTATTCCTCAGCTCATAATGCAGTGTGTGATCGCCAGATTCGTAATAGACATTGATCGTACTGTATTCTTTTTCAGGATTGTTCATTCAAGGTCTCCAATTGATTCTTAATGTCCATAAACTCAATAGGTCTGTAATTCAGATGTTCACAGGACACAGGGTAGTATCTGCTGTCGTTAATCCGGTATCTGTGGGTATGACCATATACATTGAACCTACCGCGAAGTTCGTCTGGGTGTATTGGAGCATGACTCAGCCAGCACCCTTTGTAAGAAACGAGTCCATGTACAGAAGATACTACACAGTCCTCGACCATCTGTTTCACAAGATCACGTCTCCGTGAATTGTCAGTACAGTGGTTTCCAAGAACAAGGTTCAGTCGGTTTACACTAGACGATATTTTTTCAACCATACCATAGTGACTGCTGTCAAAAAGCATATCACCAAGCACCCACAAGGTATCTCGCTTACTTACACAATCTAGGATGTTAGCTAAAATTGTGTTATCGTGTTCTTCTATTGAAGAAAACTCCGTCCTGAATTTTAGTATATTCCTGTGACCTAAATGAAGATCACTCATTATGAAAACCTTACTCATCGCCCAACCTCCTCAGCCATCTGTTTAACCTGTTCTCGTAAAGGCTCGCTCTCAATGTCCTCAGAAAAGTCTAGCCAGTATTCTTTCACTGCTTGTCGCGTTTCGTAATAGTCTTTGTCAGAATCATTTTGCAGCTTAGTTACCCATTCTTGTAGGTTCATGTAAAGCAGCTCCTTCGACAGCATATCGCAAGTGTGTCCACAGGTGTGTGGGGTGATAGTCAGGGCAATCAAACTCAAGAAGAGCCTTTGCTGCTACAATGAGTTTCTCGTTCTGTTCTCTTAACACTCCGATATCTTCTGTAAGATTGTAAACAACACATGAGGTCGAATCTGTCAACTCATCTAGGATGGCGTCTATGTCAACACTGTCAATGTATAGGTTCATTCTGATATTCCTCCAACTTAGACTCTAACCAAAGCACATACTCGCACACTTCTTCTGCTTGTGTGGACATGCGCCAATCCTCTCTGTCACGATTCTTTCTGTAATCATTTAGGAAAAGTGCTATAGGTGTATCCCCTTGCTCAAATCGTTCTCGCCAACGATTCCTCTGCTCCCTTAACATATATCACCACCACAAATCATCATAATATTTAGCAAACAATTCCCGTCCACGCTTCAGTCGCTGATAATGTTTATCACATTCATCGCGGTACGTCTCGTAAGCCTGTTCATCTTTAGGTAACATGTTCCATTGAAACAACCCTTCCGTAGTCTCTTCACCATGACCCTCGCCTTCTACCCATCCACCATTATATTCAGGCTCAACATTACGGAAAGCATAGATCATCTCGTCAATGAGTGTAAGCCATTTGTTTAGGCCAGCTTTCACTTCCTCATCTGTGTACTCAGACTTGTGTACGAAGTAGTCTGACAGGATTCGTTGTGGACATCCGATGTAATCTTTGTCTCGGTGTTCGTACAAAGTGTCTCGGAACTTCTGTAACCAGTCTGAAATGATGTCTGACAAGACAGGTTCGGCAGAGTATGTGTCTTTGTGCCCGAACACAACTTTACCATATTTAAATTTCATAGTTTATCTCCGCTGTGATTCACGTTAATTATTGCCATGGCGAGTCAATTCTTCAAAATCAGCAACATCTTCCTCAGTAAGTTCTGAACTAGGCATCATGTAATACCCTTCCATACAACAAATCGCAACCAAGTACCTAGATGCTGCCTGATATTCAGTCCCACAATACGGGCAGTAAGACTCGTCAATGAAATCGTAGAAATAATACTTACTACCATCATCTCGTGTACGTTCATAACATAATGCTTCTAGGTCTGTATTTGTGTGACCTGTTGCATCAGGATACATCTCCCAAAGCATTCCTGCTTGCTTTAGCTTTTCGTATTCCTGTAAAGACAATTCACCAAGAGTTTTCATTCAATATCCTCCACAAACACATTCGTTTTCATTCCATGCCTCGCAGATACATACGCGATCAATCACCTCCAGTGTGTCTGGATCAACGCTGTAACCAACACTATGTCCAGCCTGTTGCATAACAAGGATCGGTCTAGCACAAGCATAGTCGTATTCGTGATAATGGATGTAAGCATTGATCTTCATATTCCCAGCCACGCAATTCAGACAAAAGTGTTCTTCGTCCTTGTCGGGCAAGATGGGTGCAGGCTCCTTGATGATAACAGAACATTGGTCACAGATGATTGCACCGTTACCGTTGTTATATTTGTAAGTCATTACTCTTTACCTATAAGTTTCATCAGCTTTTCCCAATCTTTACTACCTTTCCAACATCTATCAGATGAGAAAGCTCCTTTACTCTTATTGAACAGAATGCGCTTTATGTCCTCATGTGCTTCACTAAACCCTGCGGAAAAGGTTCCAATCAGATAGAACACGGGTGCCCCGAGTAGGACTATCAGCTTGCCAATTGGGGACACTACGTAATGGCAATCCGCCTCAGTATCTCGAACAAATACTTCTACTCTGACAAATGGCCACGTACCACCATTCACAAACACCTTGTTCCACTTGCGGATGCTAATAATGTGCTTTTCACCAGCAGGTTCTTTGTACACATACTTACTCTTCATAGCTCCTCCAGATATCCACGTTCAAACAATCCATCCAGCATATCGGATACGTCTGTAACCAATGTGCCCAAATCCACCTTGTATAAGACACCCTCGTATCCAATTACATCACCGTAGAATCTCACCTGAGCATTTGGTAAGAACTCTTCGTAAGATGTATTGCTTGGAATCACCTTACTCAGTAGCGATGACAAGGCATTGTCCGACAGTTCATTCGTATCAATCTCAAGCATGTCGAATCTTGACGAACACATCTTCTTGTCGACAAGCGCATCATAGAAGGCGTCTGCTGTCAGAATTGTTGCTTGCCACTCATTGTCCAGATCCACTAGCATAGAATCAGCCGAAGCAACACGAACACGTTTAGCCTCGACAGTGTAAGCTGATTCAATGTCAGATACAATGATCAACACTTTCTTCATGTACGTCTCCAAAGCAAGTCAAACAGATGTGGACAAGATGTGTAATCAATACGTTTGTGCTGATACATTTTATCAGGCTTTGTTTCATCAATATTCCATACACGTTGGTAGCGAAAACCATCTCCAATACATGTGATAGTGTACGTCATATTGTCTGGATTGAACGTGTAGCTACGATGTGTTGGTTCAGTGGATGCCCAGACACGTCCCCATTTATGCTCGCTAGTTTGTTTAGTGCTGATCATGTGTGTCATCCTCAATCTCTTGTGCCCAATGTACTAATACGAAATCAAGAATACAATCTTCTGGCGTAATGTCAATAGGATCAACTCCAGCAGACCATTGTGCTGATGACCAATAATTCCAGTAGGTGTCTAGGATGTCTTTCTCTGTCAGGATTTCCTCAACACCGTTGTTGCCATCAAATCCTGTTACAATGTAGCGTTTCAATTATTTCTCCTTATCGTCCATCTCTGCCAGTGTTTTCAACACACGTGCTGTACCAATGTCGTAGTAGTGGCCATCCATCTCAATGCCGATGAACTTGCGACCAAGATTAACACAAGCAACACCAGTTGTGAATGATCCTGATGTGAAGTCTAATACAGTTTCACCTTCGTTGGTGTAGGTCTTGATCAGGTATTCCATCAACTCAACAGGCTTTTGAGTTGGGTGTATTAACCCTCGGTTACTGTTGGGAAAATCCAGCACTTGTCTAGGATACCCAGTCTTTGTGATTTTTCTATTCAGTTTACTGTTTTTACGTGAAGGGTTTACACCTCTATCCCCTTCCATATATGTTTTAGGTCTGGACCAAGCTATGTCGCAATCTTCTAAACCTTGTGGGAAATATGGCATGTTTTGTTTAGAGCCATTTGCTGTTTTGCCTTCAGAAAACACCATCACAGTCTCAAGATCCTTCAGGGGTTTAAGTTTAGCGTTAGTGAATCCAGAAGGGCGACTCTTTCTCCACTGCCAGTCATATTTATAATCTTTTATGTTGCTAACCCTCACAAGCGAACAGAATGGCTCTTGTCCGAATAGCACAATAGCTCCATTAGGCTTGATGACTCGCTTCAACTCAGCCCACATTCTGTCGAGATCAATCACTGTATCCCACTTGCATGCGGTAGTTCCATAAGGTGGATCAGTCAGAATCATATCAACACTACCGTCAGGAATCTCTTTCATCCGTTCTAGGCAGTCGCCATTCATAAACCACAGGTTATCTGTTTTGTAATCTTCTTGCATAATTATATCCTTAGATGTCTTGTTCAGATACTAGGCAATCATAGCACACGAGATGTCTGTGTCAATACTCCAGACAAAGAAAAACCCCAAGCATTTCTGCTCGGGGTTCTCAGAATGTTCTATATCAACCATTCCTTGCTCTATAATCTTCGTACCAACCTCTCACCACATCATCTTGTGGGAAGTGTTGGCTAGTGTATGTCCAAGCATCATCAGAGATGAATACGTCTGGGTACACACTAGACTGCATCCACAGATCAGGATAACGCTCACACATAGTCTGCATATATTTCACTGTCATGTCGTATATGTGGTCGCTGATCCACTGTTGACCTGTGTTGTACGCATAAGCTGCTGCTAACAGGAAACGCTGGTCATTCTCTATGTCAGCTAGGGTCATACTTATTACACACGTTGTCTTCAATAAGTTGTCTGTGCTGAATCCATCCTTTGAAGTTCGCTGACCAAAGATTACCTGAAGAGTCTTGATGAGTGACGCCTTCAGTACTATTCCAATCATCCCAATAAAGTCCGTCAATGTCATTACTGACAGGCGTTGCTTGGTGCTCGAACGGAGAAGCATGAACAGGTTTAGACTTAACCAACTTATCGTAGATGTCTAGCGCCTTTTCCAGACTGTTGTCCAACACACGATAACTCACCTGTGCACAACATGATGCAGATACACGTAATGCCGTCTCAGGATCGTTACCTAAATCACAACCTTCTGTGAAATACCGTAGTTCGCCATCCCCGTCACGTTTGTGTTGTACGTAAGGCGTATGCCACTCTCCGTTAGTTAGTGCCTCTGGTTCAGACTCTTGCATCGCCTTGTACATACAGTCAGCCAACTCTTTGATCTCCGGTTGAGCATCCTTGTGACACCGCAGCCAGAAGAAGTTGTCAAACTCTGTGGATGTCAGCACTGTTTTCATCATCTGGAATGGCTCTAGTAGGCGATTGACAATCTGCTTATGGTAGCCCGCATCAGCAAATCGCTCAGCCATATCAGCAGCTTTGTGGGCACTGACCATCCAAGCAACCTTGGCTGCATGACTTGATTGCTCATCAATCTTAACCAGAGTAGTGCATTCGTTTTCAGCTTGCATTCCTTGCTGGTTGGCTCCCCAATGTATAGGTGTTGCTGGATTGTTCCTAACCTGCTCAATCATCTTCTTGACCGGTACAGCGCGACTGCTCATTGCGTTACGACTGAACAGCCTGTGAGTCATAATCTCCGAATGAATGAAGCGATGATATTCTAGTTCAAACGTAGTGATACGTTTACCAGTCTCACTCACACTGTCTGCAACAATTCGAGCAACAATCCCACCTTTACCTTCTACAACACTCTTATACATATTCTCTCCTAAATAATTTCTACTGAATTGCTAGAAAGATCATACTAGCAATCAACGCAATAGGCAAGGCCCATACATTCATTCCCACTGTAGCCAATGTCCTGAACGCACTCTCCATTGAGACACTCTTATTTGTAGATCGTTCAACAACACGCGTGTATGCGTCAGGATTGTTCTGCTTCATCTGACCATGAATGAATCCGTCCTTGATGAGCATGTTAAGAATGAATTGCCACATGATGTTAGTCACAGCATAGGTGAGCCATATACCCGTCATTCATCACCTCGCATCAACTGGAAGTGTGGGCCATCTTTGAAAGATTCCCAATCACCGCCCCATACAATCTCATACCCTAGCTCATCAGCAGCCTGTTTGAATGCTTTGGCAATCTTTTCGTAATACTCCCATTCCCAACTAATCTTACCACCAACGTATGCAGCAACATCTACAGCACGTCCGTATTCATCACCAAAGCGAGGAATGTGGTAGCTACGGTATGTCTGACTCTTACCTTGCTCAACAAGTTCTCTCTGACGAGCATTTGTGCGCAGACCTTCTGTCACTGCAAAATCAACCTCAGACAGTTCTAGTGCGCGATATGTGATACGAATCAATTCAGGATGCACTCCGTACAGATTGTTCAGAGAACGTCTTGAAAAGACGAATCCACTCTTAGTTGTCATTATTAATCTCCTTCAAGAATTGCTCAAACTCTGGCTCAGTGCTGTAGTAGCGAATCACATCAAGCAATGCTTCGTCAAAAGCGTCTGGATCAAAACCATCCTCACGCCGTAGCCAATAGGTCTCTTGTAGATTATCTCGCACAAGAACGTCGATCACATCTGTATCGAACAGATCACGATAGTTGTCGATGTTACGAATTGGGCCAAGAATCATATCAATGCACCTTCATAAATTCAATTGAAACATCATCAGCCTGCATATCAGCAATCACCTCTGCTTGCATAGCTGTCATAAACTCAATCACTTCGTCTAGGTTGTGCGTGGATGTATCTAGCAGCGAATGTAGCTCACCAAGACTTAGGTCTAGTTCACCTGTGGCGGCTAGGTAAGCGTCATCACGCATCACGTCCATCACGTTGCGAATCTTGTTCAATTCTACCAGAGGATCTTTTCGTGACAAGAAACTCTGAATGATGTCTGTTGTGTTTTTAGTTGTCATAATTATGCTCCTTGGCTTGCTGGCGGAGTTGGTTGGCGTATTCCCTGATACACTCGACGTAGATAACTTCACCTTCTAGCGTTTTATGGGCGCACTCATTGATTGCCCGTTCAATCACCTCGGCATCATGATCAGCCATATGCCGGATCAGGTCGTGGTGATTATCCCGATACGGTGTCAATGCCTCGACTTCTGCGGCCAACTGATCACGTTCTCGTTCAGACTCTTTGAACCATGCTACGTTGTCAAAGTTGGAAGCCCGTAACCGCTCCACCTCTGACTCCAGTGTTTCAATGTATTTCTCTGTATTACTATCTTTCCCGCAATATGTTGCCATATCTTCAAGTTCAAGATTAACAATATTAGGTCTGCTCATATTTCCTCCAATTCAAATATATGCCCAATACAAAACCTTGCCCAACTTCTCACCAGACTCTGCATTAATGTAATCGTAGCCATTGTAACTCTTGCTGTAGCCATTACGCAAGCCTTTTCTGATCACAAGGTCTGACGTAAATACCCAGACAACAGTCTCAGGTGGCTCAAGTTTACTATCACAACGATTCCATTTCAAGGACAGGATTTCATCGTTACAGTTCATCACAAAGGTGTTCCTTCAAAATAAGCCATCTGAATTTTATACTCAGGCCACACACTTTCCATCTCAAAGTGTACGCCATCGAATACTGCCTTAACAGGTCTGCCGAAGTTATCATAGCCAGAGAATTCAGGCAGTGTTACGTACACACCCATTGCTTGCATCTGTCTCAGGATCAGCATCAATCGTGACTGAAAGTGTTTCTGAACACTACGGTCAGTGAAGTCTTGACCAGAGAACTCGTACAATGTGTCTGCAAGAGCTTTTACACGTTTTTTCATGTCACCCATTTGAGCGTGCCTCCACGTCAACCTCCTCGTCTGTAAAACGGCTCAGAAGCTCTTCTAGGTAGCTTCTCGTCTGCATTGCTTGGTGCAACCTATCTACACGCTCTTGTAGCAAGAGATTCTTTCGTTTCAGATCACTGATCACTATATCACGTTCATGTAATTCTTTCTCAAGTTTCAGCAGAGATGTCTTGGCTGCTTTCAGCTCGTATTGCATGTGTTCGATCATGCCCATCTGTACCTCCTGATTGCATTGTTAGTTTGTGTGTTTGTCTGTGTGTGTTTTCATAATTTACTCTTGTCAGGATGTATTGTCAATACCTTGTGTTCAAATACTTCGGTGCCTAGCACCAGATCACTGAACACAAGAGTGACACGAATCCTAGCACGATTGATCACAGGGAAGCAAGTAGATGATGATCACAAGTATTTTAAAGAATCTTTGAAAAGGGTATTGACAAGTGTTTCGTGAAGATGTAGTCTTGCCGACAGGCACTCCAGTCAAGATATCTAGACTAGACTTCTTAACAAGATATCTTAGCTAGTATAAATACTAATATAATAATACTTATTACTTATATATTATCTTAACTAGATATCTAGACTAGACTCTAGGCTAAACATCTAGATTAGAATTCTAGACAAGATCTCTAGTCAAGACATCTAGCCTAGAATTCTAGTCTAAACATCCTAACAAGACCTCTAGCAAAGAATCTTAGCAATGAATCTTAGTAAGATTACACAAATACATTGTGATTACTATTGACATCACTTTCCTACTAGAGTATAACTGTCCTATGTGTTGTGTAAGTCTGTGTGATTGAGACATCTGGTGTGGGATGTCTAGGCAAAGTGTTTAGCCTGTGTGTCTGGCTAGGATATTTAAACAAAATAAATAGGGAGACATTCCCGTGTAAAAGTATTGGAGAAATGATTTATGTATTGTAAAGCATGTAATAACTACGTTGGGTATAAGCGAAAGAAACCTGCTACGACATTTACAACGGTAGATTCAGTTACGAAGGAATCAGTGATCGAGGGTTTCCCCAAGAAAGAGGAAGAGGATCTCTGTAACACATGTCTACGAAGTATTCGTGATATGAACTCTGATCTGTCAAATGTGGCTGGGCATCTATTCTTCGATATGGCCCCTTCGTATATCCTGACCGAGAATTATCAGGACAAGTTTGAGACAGAGTTATCTGAAGCGACTCTGGACACGACATTCCGGTACGTAGAGGATGTTTATAATGGTTACAAGTAGTTATTGTAAGTGTTATTGCTATTGACATACATAAACTATATCTCTACTATAGTATCACTGAGGCGGGGAACGTTTCAAAAGATCCCAATGACCAGAATGATTCGCTACCGTTCTGGCTATACCCTTGGGGCCGTTATCCCTGAGCATGGATTGAAAAGGCTCAAATAACTAAATAGACCAGAGGAATATACAATGGAACTGCAACCACATCAACTGCGAGTAGTTGAAGAGAAGTCTGACCTAGACTCGAAACTAGAATCGTTAGGCGTATTTATCAATGAGAGTTCTTTGTTCGCCAATCTCTCTTATGCCGAACAATATCGTCTGAATGAGCAATATAGTGTAATGATGCGTTACTCGGAAATTCTAGCTGCCCGTATTTCTGAATTCTAGACTAATTCAAATACACACTAAGCCTCTGAACACATCATCCCTAGTGTTCATAAACGATTGCAGAGAATTGATACAGCAAAGCAATTAGCTCAAATCAGTGTGTTATTTAAGTATCTCCGTGCCGATATGGGTTAAGTCGGATTGTCTTGTTTGTGTAGGGACTTACAGGATGATGCTCCAGCTCAATTTCTAGTGACCTAACATTGATTGGTTATACGGATCTAGGAGACACCTTTAGCAGCATAGGAAAGTTACGGAGTCGAGAGCCTGTGCCTCGTTGATACTCTAGCATGATGTCGTGGTTAGTGTTTATCCAGACGTTAAATAAACAAAAACATCAGCTCCATAAATCCTAGCATTGCGTCTAGGCAGGATAACGCCAGATAAGGATTGTGAGTACACAGTCGGCTGCTGGCATCTTATTCAAAAGACATCATCAGGGAGTCTCTCTTGTGTGGCAATGCTCCAGTGCAAAGGCTTGGTGGAACGCACTGTAGAAGCGATAGTGGTAGGTGGAGTGTTGCTGATGTCCTTCCTCCGGCATCTTCAGCACAACAGCTTGAGAGACTCCACTAATGATGTCTTAAGACATCGGTAGGGCTACTAAGCTAGCTAATGATGTTTTGGAAATTAATTTCCAACCCCTTCCCTCCAAAGCACATCCTCCTGTGCATTCAATATAACAAGCATACATTTCCTCCTACAAGCCTGTTTCGGATGTTCACCAGAGAATGTCCAGCAGGCTTTCTTTTTTAAAAGGGTTTAAAAGGTTTTAAAAAGATGACAAAGAAAAAGAATCATATTTATCCAGAAGAACTTCCTGACAACATCACAACACAAGAGATGGATGTAGGTAAGCAGATGGGTCTTAGTAAAGACGTTATCAGCAAGTTTATCTTCTGGCAAGGTGAGCAATGGTGGCAAGCACGAATGCCGCCTACAGACAAGTATCCAGAATATCCTGACGGAAGGATTTATTTCACAAAGAATGCGCGAGATCCAAAGGTGCTGAATTTTGCCGTGGATCAGGTGAATGGTAAGGCGCGTGGTAATTTGAAATGGACGGATGGTGAGGGAGGCAATCCGGCGGGGAGGCCAAAGGGCGTATCACGGATCTCGATTAAGAGCGTCTGTGATAGCATGGGAGTGAATCCTCCAGAACTCTTGGTGGCTATCGTATCTGGCGACATCGGTGCATTACGTAAGTTTGGAATCAAGAATCCTAAAGACATTACAATAGCTCAGAAGTTGAGCACAGCTCGATATCTTACAGACAAACTTGTACCGAATCTTAAACCTACCGAGATCGGTGAAGATGGTGATTACAAGATTAATTTACCAGAGTCGAACACAGAAGAGAAACAGGTTATTCAACTGTATCTTCCAGAGAAAGGGTCTAAAGTAGACATTAGCTTATCTGAGCGCGAAGCTGAACAGATTCGGCAGCTTAAAAATGTAGAAGAAGTTATTGATGCCGAAGATGTTGTTCTGGCTAAAGAGATTGACAGTTTGGAGGATTTTAATGATACCTGAAATCAAAATGGAGGCTAGTTTTTATGTATATGTGTACTATTGCCCCCTCAGTGGTCAACCTGTTTACGTAGGTAAAGGTAGTGGGGATCGCTACAAAGCACACATGCAGCAAAAGACAAACCGGCATCTCTATAATAAAATTCAAAAGTGGTCGAAAGATGGTTTGTATCCAGAGATACAGATTACTTTTTGGACAGAGGATGAGAGCGAGGCGTTTGAGGAGGAGAAGAGACTGATCCGCAAATATGGACGTAAGTGCGATGGTGGGCCACTTTGTAACTTCTCAATTGGAGGTGAAGGACCTTCTTACTTTTATTTCCCAGAGGAATACATAGAAAAACTTGGAACTTTGTCGGACATTGAGCTTTCTGAAATTATCGGATGTGCTTATTGGAATGTACGTAAAGAACGTATTAAGCGGGGTATACCTCTAACACACAACAATAGACGACGCTACAAGATAGAAGATTATAAAATGGGAGGACACAACAAAGTTGAGATTGATTCAGAAACAGAGGCGCTTCTTGGGACCATGACTGACAAGGAGTTGTCCGAAATTAGTGGCTACTCTTTTGCTGTGATACGTGGGAATCGAGAACGAAAAGGTATTAAGTCTTTCGCAGAGACGGTAAATTTCCCAAATCGGTATAAAAAAGGACAAGAAAGCGACAAAAAAGATAAACGTCTCTGGCACCTTGTTAACGAAAAGACTGGTGAAAGTTTTGTCGGCTGGAAGTCTTGCTTCGAGAAACGATACAACGTCCCCTCAACAAACATGGCAAAACTTGAGCGCGGTGTTTACAAAAGCATTGCTAGAGGTTTTGTCTTGTTGATGATCGAGGATGTAAAAGATGAGTAACGTGACAGTATTGCGCCCCCAAGAGGGGCCACAGGAGATGTATTGTGCTACAGAATGTGACCTAGCATATTACGGCGGAAGTGCGGGTTCAGGCAAGAGTTTCATCCTACTCCTAGAAGTGCTTAGACACATTGATGATCCACATTTTCGTGGAGTTATCTTCCGTAGGCTAACCTCAGACATAACAAAACCCGGCGGTCTTTGGGAAGAAGCTAAAGACCTCTGGGGGCCATTTGGTTGTGAATTTAAAGAAGTCACACTTACAGCAATTTTCCCTTCCGGTGCGAGGATTAAATTTTCGCACATGGAACGTGAAGACGATAAGAAGTCTTGGCAGGGTAGTCAGCTAACTTTTGTAGGGTAAAGTCTTGCCCCTTTGTAGAGCAATCTATATCGAATAATCGGATGAATTCAGGGAAACCTTAACACGTAATGGTGATGGCAATCCTGAGCGAAGCCTTCTAAGCGTAGAAGGAACGTGCAGAGATCAAACGGCTTGGTACGATCTTACCATGTAATACGTTATTAGCGTCCGACATCCTTATGGGATGATGATATGATCCACACCAGTGTGAAAACATTGGATAATGTGTTGACGAAGCTACCCACTTCTCAGAGACACAAGTTCTGTATATGATTTCTCGTATGCGTTCAAAGTCGAAAGTGAAGCCATATATGCGACTCACATTTAACCCAGAGGGCAAAGATCACTGGTTGTTTAAATGGGTTGAACCTTTCCTTGATCCAGTTACAGGTATTCCAGACAGGTCTAAGTCAGGAATGGAACTCCTTATGCTGAACTTAGACGGACAGATACACTTTGCAGAAACCAGAGAGGAGTTGGTTGAGAAGTTTGGCCATACAATCAAACCTAAGCGTTATACTTTCATTGCTGGTAATTGTTATGACAACCAAGCGTTGTTGAAGAACAACCCAGATTACATTGCCAACTTGGAAGCACTACCCCGTGTAGAACGGGAGAGACTACTTTTAGGATCGTGGTTTGCGGCTATGGAAGGGGCTGGATTCTTTCACCGAGACAAGGTTGAAGTCGTATCCCCGCTAAATGTACCTAAGCGATTAAAGACAATCCGTGCATGGGATATCGCGGTTACAGAACCTAATGAAATAAATCCAAACCCTGACTGGACTGCTGGGGCTAAAATCAGCCTATGTGAAGATGGTTACTTCTACGTTGAACATGTTACTAGGTTTAGACACGGGCCTCATTTGGTTCAGGAGAAGATGATTGCTACGGCTCAAAATGATGGCTTAAACTGTCCTGTACTGCTTCCGCTCGACCCCGGCGCTCAAGGAAAAGTCGCGTTTATGACTTGGAGTAGGCCATTAGTCCTTGCTGGATTCAAAGTCAAGAAGGCTCTTACCCGTAAAGGGAAACTAGAGCGTTTTATGGGCTTCTCGAACGCTGTTGAGAATGGTCTTGTCAGAGTGGTGCAAGGTGACTGGAACGATACATGGTTCCACGAACTTGAGATATTTGATGGTGAAAGCAGGCATGGTAAAAAAGACCAAGTGGATGCGACAGCGGACGCATATAACGCACTCATCACAGGTAAGACCATGCCAGCTAAATTCAAAATCCCATCCCTAACCAAAATGAACGAGTTTGCAAGCAGAATGTTCTAGCCAAAACAATCCACTTGACACTTTAAACTAAATAGTGTCAAACTATTGACACGTACATATCATATCTCTACTATGTAATCAATCGAACGGGGCGGCTTATTCGCCCCTCCTTATTTCGGAGGAAACAATGGCAGATAAACGAGCCACAATTCCTCGTGAAATTGGACGAACCGGACTACGTTACACCACAAAGAATATTGTCGATGATGAATTAGCACCAGAACTACGCTGGCCTCATTCGCTAACAACCTTCGACAAGATGAAATCTGATCCGCTTGTTTCCGGCTCCCTTATGATGATTAAGCAATACATTCGTAAGGTGGAATGGGATATTCAGCCAGTTGGTGGTGTCAACGCTTCTGATGAAGATAAAGCTACAGCCGAGATTATCCGTGACGCACTATTCATGCGAATGGCACGGTCATGGGATCAGGTGGTGGCTGATATATTATCCTTCATCGAATACGGTTTCTCTTTTCACGAACCCACTTACAAAGTGTATAAAGGGAATTTCATCTGGAAAGATTTTCCTTCCCGATCACAGAAAACAATCTCTGGCTTTAAGTTTGATGAGCGAGGCAATCTTGATCAGATCAAACAGTGTCCAGCTAATCTAGCAGGATTCACTCCTAAAGCTACAACAGAGATCGAGATTCCTTATTCACGACTTCTACATTTCCGCACTGACTCTGAACGAAACAATCCTCTCGGACGTTCTATTCTAAAGAATGCTTACTACGCTTGGGACAAGAAAACCAAGCTAGAGTATTACGAAGCAGTTGGTATTGAGCGTGAAATGAATGGTCTGCCTGTATTCCGTATCCCAATGGAATACTTCATGGCTGATCCTCAAGAAGATCCAGACCGTTATAAAGTGTTTCAAGACTTCATTCGTATTGGTACTAATGTACGTAATAATGAACAGGCTTGCTTGTTCTTGCCAAGTGATACGGACGAGACATCCAATAAAGAGTTGTTCAACTTCGATCTAGTTGCAAGCCGTGGTACACGTTCTATTGATACGTCAAAGGTGATTGAGCGTTACGATTATCGTATTGCACAAAGTATGTTGTCAGACTTCATTCTGATGGGGAGTAGCTCAAGCGGTTCGTTTGCATTGTCCGATAACAAGATTGGCACATTCATTCAGACCTTAGAAGCCTATCTGGAAATCATTGCTGAACAGTTTAACCGTAAAGCTATCCCGACATTGTACCGAATGAATGGCTGGGATGATACACAGACATGTAAGCTGGTTCATAAGCCAATTGGTGCTGCAAGTCTGGCTGATCTTGGCGGCTTCCTCCAGAACGTAGGTTCGTACCTGACTGCTGACAAGCATCTTGAGAATGCCATTCGTAAGCGAGCTGATCTACCAGAGCGTGATGATAGCAGTACATTCCTAGACACACCTGTGAACGTACACCAAGCTATCTCTCAGCGTATTGGTATGACTAAGAATGCTAACGAAGAGGCTGCAACAGCATCTCCACAGGAGTTGGTTGAACAGGATGATGCCCTAGTGGACAATCTGATGAAAGCTCTGGAAGGTACGTATCAAGGGGACGCATAATGATTGATAAAGATAACATGATTAAAGCCTTCTCCGAATTCCTTGAAAAGCATTTTGGTGAGACACAAGCTGAAGTAGAACCTACAATTGAAGTGGCTAAAGCATTGGATGTAGAGAAGCGGCAAGCATTGTTTGTGGCTCTAATGGCTCACAAGGATGAAACCAGCTTCGATCTACATGGTGATACATACGATGCCGAAGAAGTTGAGAAGGCGTGTCACTCTTATAACACATCTTGCATGAAAACCAACCTAGGTCATGTTGTCATGGTGGATGATAACGTCTGCTCTGTCATCGAAAGCTATATTGCTCCAGTGGATATGCAGATTGGTGATCAATATGTCACTAAAGGGTCTTGGCTACAAGTGTGGCAGTTTGCTGATGATGACCTTTGGCAAGGTGTTAAGTCTGGTGACTGGTCAGGAATCAGCATTGGCTGCATGGCTGAAGTAGAGGAAATCGAATGAAAGCTAAGAAACGTCTAAAGAATTTTGATTTCTCTGGACAGAATGCACACATGGCTTTGGTACATGAAGATCAAGGTGGGCCAGCCAATGGTATCCGCACACTCATCACTAAAGCTGTTGATATTGATGCGATGACAGATGTCCAGAAGGAATCACTAAAGCAGATAATTAAGTCTGCAAATGGATTTAGCGAGGAAGAAGCTCAGGCTTATATTGAGCAGCTTTCGGCTAAAGATGCTGGCGGGGACAATCCTGTTAGCGATATTGAGAAAGGCAATGTTGCCGACAAAACACTCCCCGATAATCAGGAGAATACAATGAGCGAAATGATTGAAAAGAGTGCTGTGGAGGCTCTTATTCAGAAGGCTCTCGAAGAAAAGCAGGCAGAGATTCAGAAAGCTGTTGCTGAGAAAGAAAGCCGCATCGAAGAACTAACAAAATCTCTGGCTCAATTTGAAGCAGAGAAAGCTGAAGCCAAGAAAGCTGAGTATGTAGCCAAGGCTGCTGACTTCGAGGTGCTAGGCGTAGAAGACAAAGAATCTTTTGGTGTAGCTCTGATGAAGATGGCTGAACAAGAAGAGCTGGCTGGCGTTATGTCTGTACTAGAGAAGGCTGTTCAGATTGCTAATGGCGTAGAAGGTCTTGGTGAAATGGGGCATGACCTTGAGCCAGAAGAAGAACAGATTAGCAAAACTGCCGAGCTACTTAAAGCAAAATACGGCTCTAAGTAATTTATTAGGAGAATATGAGAAATGACTAAAATCGCCACAGAAAACCCACGCATCTCTGATGTTGTTAAGTATGAACAAGCTCCTGAACATGGTTACTGCCGTGAAGATGTAGTTGTTAATCTAGCTGTCGATGCTGACCTAGAGATTGGTACTGTTCTGGGTAAAGTAACTGCAAGTGGTAAATACGTTCCAGTTAATGCCGCTGTAGTTGTTGGTCAGGAAGGTGCTGAGGTTGCTGCCGCTATTCTACTTGAGAACGTCTCTGTAGCTGCTACAACCGACACCACTGTAACTGCTGCTGTAAACGGAGCAATGATTGTTCGTGATGGTGGTCTGGTGTTTTTAAACACACACGGTACCGATGAACGTGCTGCTGCTGTTGCTGCTATTGAAGCTCTAGGCATCAAAACCCGTTCTGACAACTCAAGAATTATTTTTAAGGAGATTTAATAATGGCAACTGCTCGTGATTTTCAGAATCCATACCAGCTTACAGACCTAACCAATGAGATTCAACTGATCCCTAACACTTGGGGTCTGGTTACTCAGATGGGTCTATATTCTGATGTAGGCGTATCTAACAATACCGTAACTCTGGATAAGATCAACAATACACTAACCCTTCTCGGCGACTCTCGCCGTGGTACTCGCCACAACATCGAAGGTGCTAATGAGTCTGTTGAAACCTATGCTTTCAGCATCCCTCACTTCCAGATCCATGATCGTATCGAACCACAAGACCTACAGGGTCGCCGCCGTCCCGGTACTGATAACGAAGCCGATACTCTGGCCATGGCTCGTATGCGTAAACTGGAACGTATGCAGAAGCAAATCGGTATCACCAAAGAGTACCTAGCCGTACAAGGTATCAAGGGTAATCTGGTAACTCCAAACGGTAACTCTGTAGCCAACTACTACACTACGTTTGGTGTATCCCAAAAATCCGTAGATTTTGTTCTGGGTACAGCTACTACCAAGGTTGGTGATAAGATTGAAGAAGTAATTGCACACATTCAGGACAACATCCTGTCTGGCGATATTGTAAACAATGTCGTTGTACTGTGCTCCCCAACCTTCTTCCAGAAGCTAGTTTCCCACGCTAAAGTGGAGTCTGCTTACCAGTTCTACATGAACACCAATCAATCTGCTGGCGTTCAGGTATTGCGTGATCGTCTGGGTTCTGGTCTGTATCGCTCTTTCGATCACCAAGGTCTGACCTTCGTAGAATATCGTGGCAGCTTTACTAAGCAGGATGGTACTGTGGAAGCTCTGATTGAAGCTGATACCGCTTACGCCGTACCAATGGATGTGAGCAGCATGTTTGAGGCTTACAACGGCCCAGCAGATCATCTCGATTTCGTTGGGACACTGGGCCAGAGCATGTATAGCTGGGAGTATCAAGATCCCCGTGGATTTGGCTACGACATCTTTGCAGAGTTCAACACCCTGCACTTGAACCGAATGCCTCAAGCTGTTGTTAAGCTAGTGACAAGCAACTAAGCATTCTTGTCCAAAGCCTGTTAGGAAGTTCTTGACAGGCTTTCAGCAAGTGTGTTTATAACCGGAGCCTCCCCCTACACCACACGGAACAAATTCTTCCGGCGTAATATCCAGCAACGACACATCTTCGTTCACATTACACAATGCTGACATATTCTTTTAGGAGGCTGCATGGCTTTTACATTCAATCCAGATTTATCTGACACGATCTCCCAAGTGAGATTTCTTATCCAAGATGTGACAGAGGCTGCTCCGTATTTCCAAGACGAAACAATCTCAGCCCTACTCTTGACCAATAACAATCGCGTCCTAGATGCAGCTAAAGGTTTGGCTCAGGCACTCTGGACACAATATCTACACAAAGCTGATGTAGCTGAAGTGGATGATGTTCGTATTGAATATCGCGACAAGGCTAATCAGTTCAAGATGCTCTACGAAGAGCTGTCCAAGCAAGCAACCATTGCTAGATCATCTGGCGTACTGCCTATCTTCTTCGGTGGTATTGACCGAGCACAGTTTGATAATACACGCAATGACCAATCCACTGTCAAACCATCCTTCACAAAAGGTGGTATACAATTCGATAAGCAATTCCCTGAGCTATATCCAGTAGACGAAGAACGCTACTGGCCTAGATAATCGGCTGGCCTAGGTAATCGGAGGGAATATGTTTAGAGAGAATATCAAGCGTGAAATAGCAAATGCTTGGATAAGAGAGTTTGGATCAAACCTAACATCTGTCACATATGAGCGTCCTGCTACAGATGGTGTGTTCGATCCTGTTACAGAGACATACACAGGCGGGACAAATGGCCTAGACGAATCTGTCAAAGGAATGTTCCGTAAGATTAAGTCTAGCCTAGTGGATAAGATGAACCTCACCATTGATGATCGTAAGTTCACTGTCCTGCAAGATGATGTCACATTCACTCCAGAAGAAAATGATGTATTAGACGGACAATGGCGTGTCGTTAAATATGACGAAGATAATGCCAGTGTCTTTTACAACATCTATGTGAGGCGTGTATGAATGGCTGGGATGATCTTGATGAATGGGTAGAAGAAGCTGCTGAAACGCTTGTCAAGAAGGCTAAGACTGAAGCTGGCGACGAATTCTTACAGGAAGTAACATCTCCGACAAACAACTGGAAAGACACCAAGCATTACAACTCCAACGGTAATACACCTGTGCTTGAAGGCAACCTAATGGCAAATACGGAGGTTGGTATTAATACTGCCCCAGATGGTGAGAATCCTTACGAAGATGAGGATGGGAAACAGACCTATCTAAGAGGTGTTGCCAAAGTCAGGGCCGCAAATGCTTGGGACAAAATATACTTCGTAAACGCTACTGAATACAACATACAGGCAGAGTTTGAAGGCTGGGGAAAATCTAGCCCATACAGATACTGGCAAACATCTTATAACAACATGCTGGAGGCTATAAATAAATGAATCTACAGCCTTCTGAAATACGTTCCAATATCATTCAACACATATCTGCAAACTATACAGAGACTCATGTTGAATATCCGCCAAACCATTTTAAAGAAAACAAAATAACCGAATGGGTGAGTGTCCATATTGATATGGGTGAAGGTTATACAGTGATGAAGGGGCAAGGCACTACAACAAGACATCTTGGCCTAATTCATTTTGCTGTAAATGTTAAACGGATTCAATCTGATCCAAGATCACTTGGCACAAGACGTGTCTATGAAATTGTAGATGCTATCCTTGCTGCAATGGAACGTAAACGACTCAACGGGTCTGCTGTTGTAACTAGAGCAGGACGTGTTGACACATCAGACTTGACAGATAAAACAGGCGAGATTTCTTTTGCCTTGGTTACAATTCCATTCTTTGTAACGTAAAGCATCCTTTGTCCATTTGGACAGATGATCCTCCCTGTAGGTAACAGGAAACAATATATTGTTTAAACTTTAAATCTTCTAGGAGAACACTACATGAGTTCATCTAACCTTGTTTCGGTAAAGTACGTACCGGAAGTTACATACGATACAGTTCCAGCCAACTCCCCTGATTGGAAATATACACGTTTCACTGGTGAGTCACTGTCTGCCACTGCTGATACAACCACCTCTAGTGAAATCCGCCGTGACCGCTCTATCAGCGATATGCCTCTGGTATCTATCACCACTGGTGGATTTCTTGATATTGAATTCTCTGCTGATACTTTCGATGACTTTATTGAAGCAGCGCTAGCCTCTACTTGGCAAACCTCTACTCCAGCGATAGGTAGCCAACAGCTCAAGCTAGGTACTGCCGAGTCTTCTTTCTCCGTAGAGAAGCACTTTGAGGACATTAACAAGTTCGTCCTCTACTCTGGTATGCGTGTCGGAACCTTCAACCTATCTATGGCTTACGGTTCTATCCTGACAGGCTCTATCGGCTTCGCTGGTGCCTCCGCATCTACTCCTGCTACCTCTGCTGTAGGTACAGGTTCTGTAGCCTCTGCTACCACTACAGAGGTTCTGAACAGTACTTCTGACTTCGGTACTATTGAGATTGGTGGTGTGCCCACTACTATCTGCCTGTCCTCTATGGACATCAGCATTGATAACTCTCTACGTGCAATTGGTTGTATTGGTAGTGCTACTGCTAAAGATCAGAAGCTAGGTACTGCTAACATCACTGGTACTATTGAGATTTATCTGGATGCGTCTTCTTTCGCATATTACGAAGCAGCTCTGAACAATACATCTACTTCCCTGAAGTACACTGTAACTGATGGCACAGATACTTACGAGTTCTTCCTGCCAAAGATTAAACTGTCTTCTGACTCCCCACAGGCATCAAGTCTCGACACTGACACAATGGTATCGCTGTCCTACACAGCTCTGTATGACGAAACTGAAGAGTCTTCTATTGTCATTACAAAAACAACTGTATAACACTTGACAATAGATATGCAAATTTGATACTTTAGGAACTTGGGCGGATATTCCGCCTGAGTCACTCTATAAAGAGTTGGCTGGCTGGCGTAGTAGCCCGTTATGCGCTGGCTGGTCATTTTAACGGGTAAACGGGCAATGAGGTAATATAACATGGCATTTACAATCGGTACAGTTGATAAAGCAAAGCAGCAAGATGGTGTTTGGGAAGAGTTTGAAGGTAGTGAGTTTCTCATTGCATATGCTCAGAACCCAACCTTCCTGAAAGAGAAGGAACGTCTAGAACGTCCATACAAGCGTCAGATTGAACGCAACAAGATGAATGGTGATGAGCAGAAGCGTATTCTGTGTAAAGCACTTGCTCATGGTGTGTTGCTGGATTGGCGTGGTGTTACCGATGGCACAAAGGAAATTCCTTACGATGCCGAAATCGCCGCACAAGAATTGCAGGATAACCCTGAACTGCTCGAGTTTGTAGTTAATGTCTCTGCTGACGTTGCCAACTACAAGCGCGAAGAGGTAGAACGCAAGGCCAAAAAAAGCTAAAGACGCTTTGATGTGGCATCTTGATTGGTCTGAAAAAGAAGATGTCCTTTGGGGCATGTACGAAAAGACTGGTGAGATGCCACCTGCCCTTGTTAATCGTCCTGATATTGATGGTTGGACAAGTTGGTATTTAGATGCGTTCTTCCTCCTATCCAATTCAAGACAAACAGGTATGAGTGTCGGCAAGATACCATTGTCTGAGATGACAAACTACGCAATGGTGTTTGATACGTTGGGTGAAGATGTTAAAGACTTTTGCTTGATTTTATCTAGGCTAGACTCAGCCTACTTAGAATGGTTGGATAAGAAGAAACCTAAGAAGGGGGCTGCTAAATGACATACGTTGTTGGCTGTCCCCTTTTTCTTTGCCCTAAATTCACGATAGGAATATAACATGGCAGATGAGAAAAGATTACAATTAGTTATAGACCCGTCTAGAGCCAAGAGCGGGGCAAAGGTTGCAAAGGATGCTGTTCTATCTGTAGAGGCTGCTGCGGATAAAGCAACAAAGGCTTTAGCTAAACTAGAACGCGCTATCTTGTCAGGAAGCTCTCCTCTAGACAAACTGAATAAAGCTATTGGACACGTTGTTAATGTGAACCAAAAGATGCTGAAGTCTATTAATGACCTGTCGGCAAAACTAGATGGCGTGAACACATCTGTCCGTAATGGTGCGCAAGGGCTTACCAACTGGGAGAAGTCTTTAGAACGTGCCAAGGACAAGACAGCCATGCTCAACTCTGAGCTAGGTAGGCAGCTTGTCGCAGAGAAACAATTACATGCAGAATTAACTAAGCAGATTAAGGTTGGTTCAGATCGTATTAACCAACTATCTGCTCAAGAGATGGCCCAAAAGAAACTAGCCGACTCTGTAGCCTTCTGGACTCAACGTACTAAGGATCTAAACTCTGAAGAATATAAATCCCTTGTACAGATGCGGGAGAAAGCACGTCAGCTAGAGGCTTACGAGAAGTCTATGGTGGATGGATTGTCCACTACGCAAAAGGCTGCTAAGGCTGAGAATGAACTACGCAAGGCTATTGAGCGTGGTAAGATTGAGCTAGACCAATATGAGAACGGATTGGCTCAAAAGAATATCGAGATGCAGGAGAGCATTGCTATCCAGCGTAGACTAGCTCAGTCTGAAGCTAGATTGAAAGCTACAATGGATGGTACATATGACACTATCATCAAGAATGAAGCTGCTATAAGGAAATATAAGCGAGAGCTGCTTGGTCTAGAAGATGCTAATAACCGGCTCAACAGGTCAAACAGAGATTTAAGCCAAGGTTTTACTGCTCTAGGTGGTGCTCTTGGTACAATTACAGGAGCATACGCCGTAACTGAGGTGATTCGCCTAGCTGATGCTTATAAAGCAGTTGGAAACAGAGTTGCTGTGGTGACGGGCACTACTGAAGGCTTATCAGAGAGTATTGCTGCGTTGTTTAAAGTGTCTGTTAAATCACGTACTGAGTTGGATGCCACAGTTGATGTGTATGCCAAAATGACTCGCGCAAACGAGCAACTGGGATATTCACAACAAGAAGTCCTCCGTATAACAGAGACTGTATCAAAAGCAGTGGCGATGTCGGGTGCATCTGTGCAAGGTGCACAAGGTGCGTTGCTACAATTTGCACAGGCAATTAGTGGTAACTTCCAAGCATCTGCACAAGAACTTAACAGCATCATTGAACAGGCACCTGCTCTTGGTGCTGCAATGGCTGACGCACTCAACACAGTTAATCCTGAACTGAACGCAACCATTGGTAATCTAAAGGCTCTTGCTAAAGAGGGTAAGATAACTTCAGCAGATCTCCTTCAAGGTTTCCTTAATATCTCAGATGAGATTGATGGAAGATTTAGTGCCTCAACGGAGTTGGTTGCAGAACGCTGGAGGAATGTAGTAGATGCTGTTACAATTTACATTGGGGAGACAGACAAAGCTCTTGGTATAACTAGCAGAATCTCCGCAGTGTTAAAAGACTTTTCACTGAATATAAAACAGTACGCCGATGAAATTGATGCCGCACTACTAGGGATTGGCGCAGCGCTTGGTGTTGTTACAATTGCACTTGGTGCATTCATTGTGAGTATTGCAGCTATCCCATTGTTAATAGCCGGTGTTGTCGGAGGCGCTGTCGGTAGTATATACTATTTCAGAGATGAAATTTCAAACACACTCAAGGAGATTGAATTAGCATTTTATGAAACACTGCTGCAAGATATACCTGCTGTGTTCTCTGATGCTGGTAGTGCATTGATTGAAGGGTTTGCTAGTTATTTCGAGTATGGTGCACAACCAATAGAATCACTGCTAGACCTTGTTTTTAAAGCCGTTGACAAGATAGCAGATGCGTTTGAAGGAAGTATCTTACAGAGTGCCCTCACTACATTCGGTATGAGATTCCAGTTAGTAGGTAAACAAATCCAATTATTCTTTGCAGAAGTATGGTCTAATATCCTATCTGGATTGGAGTCCATGATCAATTCCGCTGTATGGATGCTAAACAAATTCATACAAGAAACCATCTACAAACTAAACCAGATTCGTGACTTCATTGGTAAAGATGCTTTAGTTGTAGATGCAATCACTCCTGTAATCTTCTCATCTGATGCAAAGAAAAATGTAGAAGACTTGCGTGGGGAGATTGAACGCCTCAGCGGGGATATAAATACACAAGCTGATGTTACGCAGAGGTTAATTGATGAGGAGAAGGAGGACTTACAGCTTAAAAAGGATATAGCAGAGTGGGCGTCTTTTGCTGGTGACGCCACTATAACATTTTCCAACTCTAACAATGTTCTATCTGACTCATTAGGTGGCTCTAATAAAGAACTAGAAAAACTAAAGGATGCCTTTATTGAGCTAGAGGACGAAGCACTCTCCCCAGTAGAAAAGCAGCAAAAAGAACTAGCCAAGATTTGGAACACACTTGTTAAAGGTGGTAAACTTCTAGGTAGATCCACGGACGAGATTAACAAGATATTCGTCAAACACGCAATGGAAATATCTGGTGCAAATGATCGCCTAGAAGAGTTGCGTGACACCTATAAAGAAATCACTTACCAAATGAATCCAGCCCTCGAAATCCAAGAAAAGATGATTGAGGCGGAACGTGCATTTAACCAAGCTGTTGCTGATGGTAGTGCAAATCTAGCCGATAAAGAGCAGTGGCTAGACCGCTACCGTAGAAGTATTGATGGGACAGATGACCGCCTA